CGGAGTAGACTCGAAAGCAGACGCTAAACAGGTGGATCCAAAAGATTACGTTCCTAACGCAGCCCAGATGGATAGAACCACACAAAGAATATATTCATTCTTCAATACAAACTCAAAAATAGTGCAATCAAGCTTCAGTGAAAATGATTGGATCGCATATTATGAGGCGAGGATAGAACCTGACGCAATACAGATGTCAGGAGAGTACACTAGAAAGCTATTTACAAGGAGAGAACGCGGATTCGGTAATTCAATCGTGTTCGAGGCGAGTGCTCTTCAGTATGCATCATTAACCACAAAGCTTAATTTGGTACAAATGGTAGACCGTGGGGCGATGGTGCCGAATGAGTGGAGAGAGACAATGAACTACGCTCCTCTCCCTGGCGGGGACGAACCAATAAGAAGGCTAGACACTGCTGTAGTCAATGAAGTAAATCAGCTAACACAAAAGATAAATGCTGACAATTACAAAGAAATATGCAATACGATAAATCAACTAACGAGTAGTGGGAGGTGAGAAAAACGAGAACAATTCCGATTAAGGGAGTCATTGTAGATAATGATGATAAGTGGATTTATGATTATTTTGGCATGGATGCTACGAGTCCAGTCGACATTACAAAAGCGCTCACAGAAGAAAACGGGCAAGAGATAGAGGTTGAAATTAATTCACCCGGAGGCAGCGTTACCGCAGGATCAGAAATATACACAGCTCTAAAAAGTTATAAAGGAAATACGGTTGGCAAAATAGTAGGCATTGCAGCGAGCGCGGCAAGCGTAGCGGCAATGGGTGTTAAAAAGCTAATGATGTCACCTACTGCCGAACTAATGATACACAATGTTGCGGTGGATGCTTACGGGGACTACAGAGAGCATGAACGTGCAGCAAAGGTATTGAAAGACTATAACAGCACCATTGCTAATGCATATATGCTTAAAAGCGGAATGGACAAGGCTCAACTGCTAAAGCTTATGAATGAAGAGACATATATCACGCCAGAAAAAGCATTGGAATATAAATTAATCGATGAAATTATGTTTACCAATGGATTAAGACTTACTGCAAATATCGGTTTTAATATGATGATACCGCAAGATGTCATCAATAAAATAAGAAATACGATAAAAAAGCCGCAACCTGATAATTCAGACGAAGCGGTTTTTTTAATGGAGAGATCCAAGGCTCAACTAAACTTTTTGAAATTGAAGGGAGAAAGAAAGTATGAAATTTAAGAACTATCAAGACTATATGGCACAGAGGCAGGCATTACTTAATGAGGCAGAGTCTCTGCTCAATGACGGCAAGATGGCAGAGTACACCGCAAAGGCCGCAGAGGTAACAACGATGGATAATGCATGGGATGAATTTGCAAAAGCCCAAGCAAATCTCAACGCACTAAGTAATGTGAAACCTGCCAATCAAATTTTTGGCAAGGGTGGTTCATTACAGATGGGTGGTTCCGTTCAAGAAGAAAATATTTACGGTTCTACTGAATATAGAATCGCATTTGCCAACCACATTGCTACCGGTAAGGCAATCCCTGCAAAGTTTTTGAATTCTGACGAAAGCACCACAACCGGAGATGTACCAAGCGTAATCCCGACCACAATCGTACCCAGATTAATTGAAACACTGGAGAAAATTGGGCATATTTACCCTCTTGTTACTCAGACAAACTACAAGACAGGCGTAGCTATTCCGACTTCCACAGTTAAGCCGGTAGCAACCCGTGTTGCAGAGGGTGCAAGTTCCGACCGTCAAAAGAAGACCACTGCAACCATTACGTTCTCTAGGTTTAAACTGAGATGTGAGATCTCATGGAGCATGGAAGTGAATGAAGCGACACTAGGACTATTCGAGGCAGCTTTTGTTCGTCAAGTATCCGAAGCAATGATCAAGAAGGTTGAAAGTGAAATTATTTCTACAGCAGACGGTACCACAAGCTGCAAAGGAATTCTTGCTGAGACACCAGTAACAGGACAGGCTCTTACAGCTAAAACACAGACATATGAAGGTCTGGTTGCAGCTGAAGCGGCACTTCCGGAAGAATACGAAGGTAGCGCCGTATGGTGCATGTCAAAGAAAACCTTCATGGGATACATTGGTATGACCGATGCTAATGGTCAGCCGATCGCACGTATTAACTATGGTATCGGCGGTAAGCCGGAGAGAACACTGCTCGGTAGAACAGTTGTTACTTCTGGAAGTTATCTTGCTAGCTTCAAGGCGGACTTGGCAGCAGGTACAATCTTTGCATTCCTGTTCAATTTTGCAGATTATGTACATAACACTGTTTATGATATGGGAATCCAGAGAAAGCAAGATTGGGATACTGAAGATATGCTGACTAAGGCTGTTATGTCTGATGACGGCAAGGTTGTTGACAAGGGGTCCTTAGTAACCATTGCTAAGGCAGCTTAAGGAGGTGCGATATGACAGGATATAAACATTATTTCGGTCAAACCATTACGACCGATGCAGGTGATACGGTAGTAGATAGGGCCTTTTTGGCCCATCTACAGGTACTGGCAGCAGACGCTACCGCGGCATCAACCACAGGCGTGCACGCAGCAGTAACATCTACAGCATCACCATCCGTAGTAACAACAGGAATCACTAATCCAAGTATACCGAGATGCTTAACTGCAACGGCAGGAGGAACCGCCACAGATATTAAGGCTATTCAAGTCGTAGTAGAGGGAACTAATTACGCTGATGAAGTGATTACAGAAACTTTACCGGCATTTACCGTAGACACCGCAGGAACGGTGCAGGGAAGCAAGGCATTTAAGACCGTTACAAAGATTACTATTCCTGCACACGATGGTACGGGAGCAACTACCGCAATTGGGTTTAATGAAAAACTTGGATTGCCATATAAGTTAGCTCACAACACGGTATTAGCTGCATATCTCGATAATGCCAAAGAGGGAACGGCACCAACAGTGACTGTATCAGCAACAGTACTTGAAAGCAACACAATCGATCTTAACACTGCGCTAAGCAGCAAGGTCGTTGATGCATATTTAATGGTATAAATTTATGAGAGGGCTTAATTGCCCTCTCTTTTTAAAGGAGAGGGTGAGATGCTAGAGAAAATCAAAGCAGCACTTAGATCAAAAACCACTGACGTCGGAATTATCGAAGAGATAAATGATTTGATAAATGAAGCGAAAGCCGATTTGATATTAAGCGGATTATCCGAAACAAAAGTGATTGATAGCGACGCGCTTATTATAAGAGCGGTTAAGTTTTACGCTAAGGCACATTTTGGCCTGGACAATCCGGATAGCGACAAATACCAAGCGAGGTATGATAGCCTGAAGGAACATCTTTGTTTGTCGACTGACTATACGGAGGTATGATATGTGGAAAGATGTTATCGATCTAGGAAACATGCAGGAAACCATTGTACACGGTGAGCCTACACAATCCCTAACTTGGCGAGAAGCTTATGCCAATAAAAAGTCTGTAAGACAAAGTGAATTTTATCAAGCGGCTTCCGCTGGGCTTAAGCCGGAATTGCTTTTTGAAGTACGTTCCGGAGAGTTTTCAAACGACGAGAAGATAAGGTACCCGTCCGGAGAAAGTGGAAAAGAATACTCAATTATCAGAACTTACGACAAGGGAGAGATAACTGAACTTACAGTATCTTCGCGTACAGGAAGTGAAATCTAATGGCAAAGAGACAACCATTTACATTCGAAAGTAACTTAGAAAAGATCACTCTGAAAATAAAAGACGTACCAGGAAAGGTATTAAATGTAATAGGGCAAAACCTTGTTAAGGAAATTAAGTCAACAACAATGAAAAACCAGTTTCACCAAAGACGAGGAATACTTAATAAAACTTTAGGGTATTGGGCTCGAAAGAAAGATAAGGATTTACAGATAGGTTTTAAAATGTCTATCCCAGGTATCGTCGGAAAGATGATAACCGGTCAAGAAGCTGATCCAATCAAGCCGGTTGTTGTAAAGAATGCTCAGATAATTAAAGACATGATAAAAACCGCCATAGACGAAATAGGAAAGAGGTGATTGAGTGAATACCAATGCAGCAGCAGATACCATACTGGAATACTTAGAAACTAAGCATAGCAGAAGCTACCGTAATAGCAAGCCGCAAAATCCCGATCCTCCTTATGTGGTATTTAGGCTCGAGAGTGGTGCGGATACATGTCCAAGCGATGATCTGTACCTCAACATAGATGTTTATGACCTATCAAGCAACACGGTAAGGGCAATGGAGGATATCGCGGACCTGATTGACGGGAATAGTGATCTACTTGAACCATCAGGGTTAAACCACAGGGTTATAAATACAGCGGCTTTGAATTTACAATTTGAAAGAGAACAAAGACAATATGTACCACCTGAAGAGCTGGTATCAACACATCTTGTTAATTTAAGATATGTTGTGCGGGCTTATTTTAAATAAGAAAGGGGAATAAAGATGCCTCAAACAGCTGAAAAAATATTACTAGGCATGGGAGTTGTTACAGTTGGCACAACGCCAATCGGACTCACCAGGGGTGGAAGTTTATTCAAAGTAGATAGAAAATATCGTGACATAGAAGCTGATGGAGATTTCGGCCCCGTAAAAGGAAGGCAAGTGATTGATTCCGAGATCGCAAAGCTTGAAGTCAACGCACTCGAATTATTCAATGCTACCGATATGTCAAAGTACTATCCTGCAGTAAGTGCAGCACTCAATACCGGCACCGCAGAAGTGGCACAATTAACAATTACAACCGGAGCAAGCGCAGCGGGAAACGTGACGGTTACACTGAACGGTACAGCGGTTAATGTAGCAGTATTAATAACCGATACCGCAGTTCAAGCAGCTGATAAAATCAGAAACGCAACCTATACCGGATGGACAACCGGAGGAGCTGCTGGATCAAACATCGTCACATTTACATCAACAACGGTAGGTCTTAAAACTGACGCGATCTATTCTGCAGGGACAACAGGAGTTACCGGAAGCATCATAACCACAGTACAAGGAAGTGCGGCTTCGTCGTCCTATATCATGACCGGTACACTTGCCATAGCTGCAGGAGACTACAATGATGTTAAATGGGTAGGCAAAACCAAAGATGGCAAGGCAGTAACTATCATTGTAAAGAACGCTTTAAATCTGGATAATTTAGAGTGGAAACTCGAAGATAAGAACGAGGTTGTTCCGAAGATTGGCTTTACTG